AGCCGCTTCTTTCAAACCAACATTTAGTAAAATGCAGTTTTCCCGTCTGGCTGGCATTATTCGGACTTTTGCATAAGGGAAAGCAGATGCACATTGGCTATGTGCGCGTATCAACAAATGACCAGAACACGGCATTGCAACGTAACGCGCTTGAAAGTGCAGAATGTGAACTGATATTTGAAGATAAGATCAGCGGTAAGACATCAGACAGACCTGGGCTTAAAAAGGTGCTCAGGACGCTATCGGAAGGCGATACGTTGGTTGTCTGGAAACTGGATCGACTAGGACGTAGTATGCGCCACCTTGTTGCGTTGGTGGAAGAACTGCGGGAACGTGGTATTAATTTTCGCAGCCTGACAGACAGCATCGACACTTCTACACCGATGGGGCGCTTCTTCTTTCATGTCATGGGTGCGCTGGCAGAAATGGAAAGAGAATTGATCATTGAGCGTACGCGTGCAGGATTAGCCGCTGCACGCGCGCAAGGAAGGATCGGAGGCAGGAGACCAAAACTAACACCAGAACAATGGGCGCAGGCTGGGAGGCTAATAGCGGCAGGTGAAACACGGCAGAGGGTTGCCATAATTTACGATGTTGGAATATCAACGCTTTATAAAAAATTTCCGGCAACCAAAAGTAAGGACTCCGGCATGCACCGCCAGCTTTAACCATGCTGACCATGCGTATCGAGTACAGCCATTTTTAACGGTGCTGTAGCACTGTCAGTTATGGTAGTGTGTGCCGGAAGATGAAGCGGGCAAATGCCCGCTTTAGTTTTATGTGGATGTTGTCAGAACAGGCCCGACAGCTTACTACTGGCAGAGTTGTAGGCGGACGTGGCTTTATCCTTCAAGCCAGAAAGTAAATCGCCAACAGACGACGCTTGCAGACGCTCGCGTAAATCTTCATCACAGCGCTGAAAGCTGATCGAAAACTCAATTTTTTTTGCCTTTCCGTAGCGGTCAAATTCCGTATGCGTGGCCTGTAGCCCAGTCAGCACATACATCCCGTAAATCTGCCCTGCACCGCTGATTAAAGGCCACGGACGCCCGGTGTATGCCTGCGTTGCCAGAACGGTAAGAGACACGTCGCCGCCCGTAATCTCAGGGTAAAGCACCCCGTCAAGGTTGATCTGCGTTTCACCAGCGCCGATGTACTGCCATTTTGCCGATCGGTTGATGCGATCATTCTTCACATGACGCCAGTTCAGCGAGTGGCGTAACTGCTGGTAAGGCAGTGTCTTCAGTTCAAAAACGAACATCCCGTATATCATCATCATAATGTTGCCTCCCCTTAATCTCTGTCTTTGAAGCTGCCGCGATTGAGTCGCGCAAGGCGGGCCATTTCGGCATTCACTGCGTCGGCGGCAATCCGGCCAATTTCGCGAGCGTCCTGCCGGTCAACGCCGTGGAGGTGTACGTGGATTTCCCCCGTAAAGCCGCCAGCGGCAACCGATGTATTGCTGGCGCTGCGACTGACTGGTAAAAGTTCAGCCTGTTTAACGGGAAGCGATGCCGCCACCACTGCGGGGCGTGCGCTTAACCCGTTGTTCCTGACCGTGCTGGCCAGTTGCGATTCCTTCCATTCCCCACGAACGGCCAGCGCACGCGGCAGGTTTTTAAACACGATATCGCCGGGGCCGATCTTCTTCGTGTTATCGGCTGTCGCTTTAGTGTTGCTGTCGATGCTTTGCAACCTGCGCATAGTGCCGTTATCGCCGGTCAGCGGTGATGTGGGTTGCGGTGCGCCAGGCGGAACGTTATTCACCTCAACTTTTTTCGGCGTAACCTTCGCGATATCTCCCTGAAGAAGGGCGACTTTGTCCTGAAGAACAGCCATGCGCTGTGCGTCTTCGATCTTCTTTCTGGCTTTTTCGGCCTCATCTGGCAGAACGCCGAGCTTTTCAAGGATCCAGGCTAATGTATCCAGCAGCATTTTTGCAGGCGTCAGAACAAGCTGGAGCGCACCACCAAGAACGTTACCGAATACCTCACCGGCGCTGGCGCACTTATCCAGTGTTTCCTTGCAGGACTCCATCGGGGAAAGCAGAGATTTGAACCAGTTAAAGGCCTGGCTGACAGCGCTGCCTATCGCGTCAAAGATGGGTCTGAACTGCGAGAAGGTGTCACGTAACGGGGCCAGTCTTTCCATGATGCCGGTGAATACGCCAGCAAAAAATGCTTTAAGAGGCTCCCAGTAACGCCAGATAAGCACCCCGGCAGCAATAAACGCCGCCACTATCAGGCCAATCGGACTCAACAGCAGCGACAGCGCTGTACCCAGCATAGACACCGCCGCAGTGATCATGCTCCATATGGCCGGTAAACCTGTCAGGCGAAGGGCGAGCATACCGAGGTTTTTTGTCAGTGCTCCCAGCGCGGCACCAGGTGTAAGAAATACCCCCATGAGTGCGCCGCGCATAGCGGGGATGATGGTTGAAATTCCGCGCATTTTTCCTGCTAACGAGCCGAGAACTGGCCCCCATCCGCGCACGCTTGCCATTGCCGGGCCGGAAGCTGTGCCGAGTGTTCGCAGAGCGGCAATCGTTCCGGTTATGCCTCTGCCCCCTGTCAGCAGGGTAAAACTTAACTGAAGTTTAGCCAGTGGACCCATCAGCAGACCGATCGCCAGCGATGTGCCGCCAATGGCGGCGGTCAGTGCCAGAACGCTACCACCGACAACCAGCAGGGATTGTGCGAGCTTCGGATTCTCCTTAGCCCACTGCGTCATATTCCCCACAACGTCACTCAGTCCCTGAGTCAGGCCACGAAGCTGATTGTTGACGAGATCGTTAATCTGGATGCGGAAGCCTTCCCAGGCGCTGTCCAGATTTTTGAGATCGCCATCAAGGTTATCCGCCATTATTTTGGCGGCTTTCTGCGCCTCACCTTTGGCGTTTTTCAGTTCACCCAGCAGCTTCTGAAGTTCACCGCTACCGGCTGACATAACCAGAGCCTGGAATGACTTTGACGCCTCTTCACCGGCAATATCTTTGAAGAATGAGAGCTTATCGGTATCCCCGTACTTGCTGATCTTTTTATAGAGATCGGTTAGAACCACTTCAGCAGGGCGCATTTTCCCCGTTGCGTCAGCGACTTCTACGCCCAATTCTTTAAGCGCGGTTTTTGCCCTGCCGGTTGGTGCGGCAAGGCGTGAAAATGTGGCCTGCAAACCCGTACCGGCGATACTCCCGCGCAGGCCTACGTTCGCCATCACGCCGATCATGGCCGTGGTCTGTTCGACGCTGACTCCAAGGTTGGAAAGACCTGTCCCGGCGTACTTCATCGCTTCACCGATATTTTGCAGATCGGTGTTGGTTCTGGTGAACGCGCCAGTTAATACGTCGCTGACGCGATCCATTTCTTTGGGGTCGAGACGGAACTGAGACAGGATGTTTGAGCTGATATCAGCGCTTTCACCTAAATCCATACCACCGGCCAGCGCCATATTGAGCACACCAGGCAGTGCGGCCTGAATGGCCTGCGGAGTGAAACCGGCCATAGCGAGAAATGCCTGCCCACTGGCGGCGTCGGTCGTGGTGAACTGTGTTTCAGCACCCAGCTTTTTGGCCTGGTCACGAAGTGCTGAAAAGTCAACGGAGCTTTTATCTATGCGGGTCAGCGCCTGCACGCGGGACATTTCCCGATCAAACCCAACGGCGGGGGATAAGAACCGCCCCGCTACGTAACCGGCAGCAGTGGCCCCGGCAACGGCCATCGTGCCACCGCCGCGAAGTTTACCCGCTGTTTGCTGCATCTGGTCGTAGCGTGCGCGTGCCTGCGTGACAGCGGCAAGCTGTCGCCGTTCCCGCTCAAGCGTCTGGTTGTACTGTTCGGTTCGACGTATGGCACTCTGAATGGTGCGATCGCTTCCGACAAGTGAAACGCCGTGACTGCGCAGCGCCTGTGAGGCGGCGCGCAGCTTAACCATTTCCTGTGTGCGTGCAGAGTTAAGGCGCTCCAGCTTTGCGGCCAGCGCTGCCATATGTGCTTTTTGCTTGTCTGTAAGCTGTGTACCTTCCCGCTGCGCCTGATTCAGCCCTTCAAGCGTCCGGCTGGCGTCGTCAATTTTGCGGGAGGTCTTTTGCACGCTGTCGCGCAGACGGTTGAATGTGCGGGACTGACTGTCCAGATCTTTAATGCTGGACTGCGTTTTTTTGAGGGATTCAGACAAACCGCCCGCACTCTGGCGGGCGGCATTGACCGGGCGGGTAAGTTTATCGATCGCGCTGAACGCGACGCGGATATTAAGGCTTTTCACTGTCACTGGCTCCACTTCGGACAGCCGCCCGCTCACGCCAGGCTATGACTTCGCCCAGTTCCATCGTGAAGACTTCAGAGGGCGGCCAGTTGAAAACAACCGCGATATCAGCGACCAGATCGTCGATCAGGTCGAACCGCAGGAGTGTTACTGATTCTCCGTCTCCGCCTCGCTCGACGCTCCAGACCCCGCAGGTGTCAAAAAAGGGACGAGCGCTTCAGACAGGCTGACAAAATCGCGCGTATCCATTTCGTTGATTTCGGTCTGTTTGAGGCGTGGTGACGTGACACGGGTCAGCAGTACCGCCACCGAATCCACATCCATATTCATCACGTTGACCAGCTTCAGACCGCGCAGGGAGCCAGCCTGTTTGATCTCATCCGTGATCGTTACCTGAGTAATTTTCTCATCGCCGCGAACAACGGGTTTTGCCAGAGTAATGGCGTTATCGTTTTTTTTGCTCATTGTTGAATGCTCCGGGCGGCAAGGCTGTGCCGCCACTTATCAGGTTAATCAGTTACCCATTCCCAGCGCAGACGTGATGCGGTCAGGGTAGATATTTTTGCCGTCTTTCTTGTAGATGAAGTTCAGAAGATCAAACTCAAACAGCGGCTTATCGTCGATGGTGAGTTTGTAATAAGTGTTCTTCATCGTGTAGCTGACGGAGGTGTCTTCTCCCTGCTTGCTTTCGCCGCCGTCCATTTCGGTGATGCGGCCGCGCAGTTCGACCTCAACCAGCAGGCTTTCACCATCGGTGTAATACTCCCCGGCGAAGCGGAAACGGGTTTCGTCGATATCGCCGCAGTAGTTCAGCAGTAACGACTGAACCAGACCGCCAACCACCATCGTGGTATCCAGCGCGCCACTGTCCAGACCGAGATCCACCGCAGCGGAGCCAATCATCCCGCCCCCCTGAAAATCTTCAGTTTTACGGGTCAGTTTTGGCAGCGTCACGGAAGAGACTTTGCCGATGCAGTTGCTGCCGTTCACAAAGCAGGTGAACAGGCGTAGTTTGTGAGGAACCGCCATTTATGCACCTCCCAGGGAAGAAAACGCCGATTCGAAATACTCGTCCGTGAAGGTCTGGTAGAGCGTAAGATCTTCCATTGGCGGAACCGGTGTATATTTATAGCGAATGCGCACCTGACCCTGACGGAGACCGGTTGTCGGGTTATCCAGGATATCAAACCAGCATTCAGCACCAATCAGCCGCCCCTGCGTCACCAGCGAATTGAGTTTGCCGCTGATGCCGCTGACCACGTCCTTGACGTTGGCCGGGGTTAGCGGTTCGTCCACTGATTCAAATTGCGCCTCAGCGATACTGTCAGCCAGAATCTGTGCCGTACGGGTGTAAACCTCAAAAATATAATCTTTGGTGTCCGTAACGCGGTTGCCCCAGAACCGGAAACCATTACGCTTGATGAGCGTCGTGATCTCCTTGTTGTTGAGTTCGTTCGCGTCGCTGTCTTCGGCCTGAAGCGACCAGAAAACATCCTGCGAAATACCCAGCACGTTGCTTACCGACACATTGGAAAGCGATTTGTGCCAGCCCTGATTGTTGTCAATCAGCGCGCGAAGGCCGCAGGCATAGGCCGGGGCCGGGAAGGTTTCGTTCTCTCCGGTCAGCGGGTTGTAGGCGATGAAATCAGGCCAGATAAGCATTAGCTCGCGATAGGCGAAGGTCGCACGATATGCGGTAGCTTCAGCCATCGTTTTGCAGCCGTAGCAACTGGCGTAAACAAACGCGCGCAAATTCTGAGCAATCACACACAACGCAGAAGTGACTTCTTCCGTGTCGTAGCCCGGCACGGCCAGAATGCGTGGACGATAACCAACCTTCTGCTCGGCAGTCAGAAACGCGTACATGCCGGTATAGCTGCCGTCTTCTGCCGTGCCACCCATGATGAGCTGCGACTGCGTTTTACCGCCTTCCTCTTCCGTGGCTGCTGCCACGCGCACAACGATAACCTTCGGACTGGTCTGGTCAGCGATGGCTTTAAGCGTTTTGTACAGGGAGCCGGTTTTACCCGCCTTATCCAGCACGTTGTTAACCCGCGTCAGCAACACGGGGGTATTCAGGGGAAAGGTTTCCGCATCGGCATCATCCGCCACGGCAACGACCCCAATGACACTTGATTCAATGTCATTGATGGCCGTCACCAGGTCGGTATTCTCCCGGACGCGTACACCGTGGAAACGTGTCTCTGACATGTTAGCCACCATTACGTTATTGAGTTCGCAGTGATAATCCCTCATGTTGGAATGTCACTCACGCTATTGCGGGTCTGGCCGGACGGCGACAACAAAAACCGATTTGGTGTCTCCCGCGCGCGTGGGATCCTTCGCCGGAAGAAGGGGGAAAGCATGGCACTTACAGACCTGACAAAATCACTTAACGACGCCATCAGCACTTATAACGATTCACTGACCGAGGCGGTAAAAAGTCCGGGATTCAGCATAACGATGGGCGGTAAGGTACGGACGCAGCTTGACGAGCGGATCATGTCGTTGTCACTGACGGACAACCGGGGTTTTGATGCCGATCAGCTTTCCATTTCTATTGATGACAGTGACGGTATGGTTGCTCTGCCTCCGCGTGGCGCTGAGCTTGCGGTATCAATTGGCTGGCTGGGTGAGCCGCTGATTTACAAGGGACTGTACACGGTTGATGAGGTATCCCATGAAGGGCCGGGTGATATCATTGGTATTACTGCCCGCAGCGCTGATTTTCGTGAAGAGTTCAACGTAAAGCGCGAAGTCTCATGGCATGACGTGACCGTTGAGCGCGTTGTGTCGGCCATAGCGCACCGCTACGGTCTGAAAGCGCAGATCAGTGAAATGCTCATGGATATTGAGATTGATCACGCTGACCAGACGCAGGAAAGCGATATGTCATTCCTTACCCGCATGGCGGAAATGCTGGGCGCAATTGCCACCGTAAAGAACGGCAGTCTGCTGTTTATCCTGCCGGGCGGAGGTGTTACCGCTGACGGGAAGGCGCTCCCCTCTGCCAGTATTAACCGGACGAGCGGCGATCGGCACCGCTTTCGTATTGCCGATCGGGATGCGTATACCGGCGTCAGGGCTTACTGGCTGGATCTCAATTTTGGCAAAAAGAAAAAGGTCAGTGTTAAGCGCCGTAAGCCAGCAAAGCCCAAAAAAGAGAAGAGCAGCAGCCGTGAGGGCGATTACATGGAGGGCGCTGACGGTAACGTCTATGTGCTGCGCAAAACCTACCAGAATGAAGAGGCGGCGAAACGTGCTGCGGCGGCAAAATGGCAACAGCTTCAGCGTGGTGCGGCAGAGTTTTCGATCACCCTGGCGCGTGGCCGCGCTGAGCTTTACCCCGAAATGCATGTCACGGTTAGCGGTTTTAAGGATGAAATAGACAATCAGGACTGGATTATTGCGCGTGCTGAGCACGTCATAGACGACAGCGGTTTTACCACCCGGCTGGAGCTGGAAGCAAAAATACCTGACTGGATAGCGGAAACTGAATAAAATGAAATGGAGTTCAACTCCCACAGGGGAGCCATCATTATGTTCAGATGTCCATTTTGCGGCGCTATGGCCCGCACCCGTACCAGCCGTAAAATAACCGATATGACTATCCGGCAATATCACCAGTGTCAGAATCTGGAATGTAGCCGGTCATTCACCACGCTAAACAGCGTGGAAAGGGAAGTAACAAAGCGTGCAGGCACTGCACCGTTACCGCCTGACTTTATCCCCCGCGATGCTTTCCCGGCATCACATTACGGCAGAGACCAGCTTAATCTGGCTCTCTGACCACTGTCAAAGTGCCCCCGTAAATCCATTCAGTGCGGGGGCAACTTCAAGCAAAACGCTTTTTCCAGAGAAAATATCTTTGATAACATCGGTCAGCATATTAATAGCGATGATGGGATAGGGATATGAAAAAGGTGTTGTTAATACTGGCTTTGGTTTCTCTTGTTGGATGCAAGCCCAGCGCTGAAAAAGCTGTTGAACTAGGTAAGTCAGAAGTTGCAGCAGATGTTAGGGATCCAGATAGCGTAAAATTTAGATATCTTCGATTTGTTCAGGGTGAGGATTCACCTGATGGTGCGGTCACTGGCTATGTTTGCGGTCAGATCAATGCGAAAAATGGCTTTGGGGCTTACGAAGGATTCTCTCCATTCCTTATGAAAATAAGCATGAAATCAAAGGGTACATTTTCCAAGGGGGTCACCTACTCTGTAACGGAGAAGAAAATCTACACCCGGTTTAGTGACCCAGTACCAGCGTCATACAAAGACAAGTGCGGCCCTGATGAGTGAGGGATGTTTCAGTAAGATGCCGGGCAGAAGCCCGGCTTTTTTATGTCGAAGTGTAGTCAAAATGTAGACGAAGTTTAGAATAAATCCTTTTATTCCAGTTTGTTACATGCGGAATATCTTCACCATCCCTGTCTTCCCCCACATGATGTGGGGGTTTTTTTTATCAATCACTTACATCGGTTTCCGTAAGAAAACAGTAACTTAAGAAAACCTATAAGGGACTGGAAGGGCTACAAAGTTCTGAGAGTGTGGACACTATGTGGACACTCAGAAGGGAAATTTATAACGTCACTCCGCCTTTTAGAGGATTCAGCGCGACGGCATTTTGCAGGTAGTCAGGCGCAAGGTGCGCATAGGCCATCGTCTGCTGAATGCTCGCATGTCCCAGAATCTGTTGCAGTGCGATTATATTGCCCCCATTCATCATGAAATGGCTTGCGAATGTATGCCGCAGGATGTGGGTTGCCTGATTGGGTGGTATATCTGGCTTCACTCTGCGTAAAATCCCGCAAAACTTCTCATAATCAACTTTGAATAATTTAGCGCTGGCCTCCTCTTTAACTTTTTTCTCCAGTTCCTCAGAAATCGGCACGGTTCGCTTTTTACCGTTTTTGGTTTTCAGGAAGGTAACCCTGCAATTTGTAATCTGTGCTGGTTTTAGCGTGGCAACTTCCGTCCATCTTCCTCCAGTGCTCAGACATAAAAGTGCGACAAGTAAGTCATCACCATCCAAAACATTTAACAGTTTTTCGATTTCTGCCTTTTCCAGGAACGTCATTTCAGGGTTGGCCTCCGCCAGTGGCGGCAGTCCGTGAATTGGGTGTTGCCCGGAAAATTCATCCAATTGAATTAATTTTGTGAACATGCCGGATAATCGGTACATGTCACGGTTTATCGTTGCGGCACTGATACCATTTCGTAGTCGCATGGAACGATAATCCATCAAAGCTCTTTTGCTCATCCGGCTCACTGGTATATCACCTATGCCGCTGATGGTTTTGAGCAGATGATTAAACTCTTTTGTTCCATGCTCGTGGTTTTGCCCGTGATATTTCCACCAGATGTCCAGCAACTCACTCAAAGTTCTGCGATCTGCTCGCTGACCTGCCCATTCTTTCTGGCTGGCGTAGGCGATTGTGTATCGCTCAAATGCTACAGCCTCAGCTTTTCTTTCAAATTTCCTGCGGATGCGTTTTCCGTCGCGACCGCGAGGTCTAATGTCCACTTCATAGCGTCCATCATCGAGCTTCTTAATTGACATAAGAAAGCCCTCTGACGCTGTATTCACCATCTTGGTAACAAATGGTGAAAATGTAATGTTTATAGAGTGTTAACCAGTCTGTTTTTCGGAGTGGTCTGATTCTGTTGGTTTTTGCCCAATGTGTGCGAGAGCCGGCGCGATCTGACCAGCTTGTGGTGACGTATCACCAGTCATTAACCAGAGCGTATATTTTTTAAATAAAGGCGTATTTGTGACTCGCATAACGATGCTGAGACCAGGGTCTTTATGCCCACTTTCGTAATTTTTGACTGTTCCTAGAGCTATCCCGCTAATTTCGCTGAATTTCGCCTGTGTTAAGCCTTCTGCTTTCCTAATCGCTTTCAGTTTTTCGAATGTCTGCATTTGACAGTAACCTATTGGTGACTTATATTCCCGTCAAAAGGTTGTGTATTGGTGACCTTTTGAGTGTGTTAGCCAGTCCCTAGAAAGGACAGGGGCGACCTAGAAGGGACTGGATCTAATAAGGGTAACACGAAAGCAAAAAGGGCTAATCAATGGAAGTCAATGACTATGTGATTCAGTACCCGATTGATGCGGTACATACGGTTAAGTTTGCAGAGTTACTTGGTAAGCCAGAAACGGCTGTAGTCAAGATGGTAAAAGAGAATAAATTGCCAGTTATTGAGCTTCGTGATCCAAGTAAGCCGAACGCTCGTGTCGGTGAGAAGTGGGTTTTCATTCCAGAGTTTAATCGCGCTGTACGAGAGGCGTTTTATAACCGACCAGTTGAACAGCGTGATGCATGGCTTTTGTGGATGGGGTTGTGATTATGAGTGAACCGCGTTGTATTGCTCAGTTACTGCGTAACGAAAGCCCCAGGGCGATTGACTTCACCATCACCCACGGTAAGGGGCGTAAGGGAATCATTATCCGCACCAAAAAACAGAGTCCGTTAAAAAAGGCTCTGACCTTTCTGAAAAGCTGGAGGGTCTGGAAATGACAGTGATGACGCTCAATCTCGTTGAAAAACAGCCAGCAGCTATGCGCCGGATAATTGGCAAGCATCTTGCCGTCCCTCGCTGGCAGGATACATGTGATTATTATAATCAGATGATGGAACGCGAACGGCTAACGGTTTGCTTCCATGCGCAGTTAAAACAACGTCACGCAACGATGCGTTTTGAAGAAATGAACGACGTCGAACGTGAACGGCTGGTTTGTGCAATTGATGAATTGCGTGGGGCATTCTCAAAACGCCGTCAGGTCGGTGCAAGTGAGTATGCATATATTAGCTTTTTAACTGTCAGTCAGCGCCGTACTTTATTTATGCATGCCAGATTGACTGAAAAAGAATTCAACCAGCCATACTGGCGAATTAATGAAGAGTCATGTTACTGGCGTGATGCTTTATTCCGTGCATTACGTGAATTATTCAGCCTGTTTGAGTATGCACCGACAATTCTGACGTCGGTAAAACCAGAGCAATATCTGCATTAAGTAATTAACCAGAGTTTTTAACGCACTTAATTGTGCGGGGCTTCTTTTTGCCTGGAGAAAGTCATGCATACAGTTTCTGAAAATCAGTGCGGTAAATACGTATTACTGCTGCAACAGGCCAGAACCGAAGCACAGGCCGACGCGGCGACGCGCTTTTCTTCTCATCTTGACGCCATGATTCGCCACATCACAAAGGCGGAGTTATCCCGCGTGGAGATAGTCGAGCTGCTCAGTCAGGAGTCGGAAAAATTTCACAATATCGGATTGTCTCGCGGGGAGGTGCTTTGATGTCCTGTTCTCATTCAGTTGTATTACTGAATAACGCCTTAAAAATCGCCGTTATGGGAAATGGTGATTTGTCTCTTATTCAACTTTGTCTTGATAAAGAAAAACGCGACATAACTGAATCTGTTATCGCGATTTATCAGAATGAATTAAACCTTCTGTCTGATGTGGTCAATTTACTTGTTAAACGCGCTGTATTCCACAAGCAAATTTCCTCCGTGGATGAACTGACAAAATTAACGACAGAAATCGTCAGCTATTGCGCTGATGAATTTAAGAAACTGAACGACAAAAGGAACTGGTAATGCCGGACAACGTAGATTTCATTCAGGAACAACAGGCTGAATTACTGGAGCGCCAGATTAACGCGGCAAGGGTAAAACATTGCGGTGTTTCTGCGCTGGTTTGCGAAGAGTGTGACGTGCCAATACCTGCTGCCCGTCGTGCGGCTTATCCGTCAGCCACGCGTTGTGTTTCCTGTCAGTCAGTCTTTGAAGCAAAAAACAAACATTACCGGAGAATGGCATGAGTATTCGTATCGAAATTGGCGAACGTTATGTCGTTACCAGTGACAGCTTTCAGTTTATTCTCCACGAGAAAAAGAGAGCGGAAAGCGGTAAAAACGCCGGTCAGGAGTGGCTGGCGGTGGTTGGTTATTACCCGAAATTAAGCCAGCTCGTTTCCGGCCTGATGCATCACGATATTCTGACCGGAAGCGCAAAGTCTTTTGCTGATTTAAACGCGCAGGTTGAGCAACTCAGCAAGCGTTGTTCAGAGGCTTTTGGCTCATATGACCGTTAAAGCCTCCGGGCATTTTGTCCCTCCGTCAGCATTTGCCGCAGGCACCGGTGAGACGTTTACCGGTGCTTATGCATGGAACGCGCCACGCGAGGCCGTCGGGCGCGAAAGACCCCTTACACGTGACGAGATGCGTCAGGTGCAAGGTGTTTTATCCACGATTAACCGCCTGCCTTACTTTTTGCGCTCGCTGTTTACTTCACGCTATGACTACATCCGGCGCAATAAAAGCCCGGTACACGGGTTTTATTTCCTCACATCCACTTTTCAGCGTCGTTTATGGCCGCGCATTGAGCGCGTGAATCAGCGCCATGAAATGAACACCGACGCGTCGTTGCTGTTTCTGGCAGAGCGTGACCACTATGCGCGTCTGCCGGGGATGAATGACAAGGAGCTGAAAAAGTTTGCCGCCCGTATTTCATCGCAGCTTTTCATGATGTATGAGGAACTCTGCGATGCCTGGGTGGATGCGCATGGCGAAAAAGAATCACTGTTTACGGATGAGGCGCAGGATCATCTGTATGGTCATGTTGCTGGCGCTGCACGTGCTTTCAATATTTCCCCGCTCTACTGGAAAAAATACCGTAAAGGACAGATAACCACGAGGCAGGCATATTCTGCCATTGCCCGCCTGTTTAACGATGAGTGGTGGACTCATCAGCTTAAAGGCCAGCGTATGCGCTGGCATGAAGCGTTACTGATAGCTGTCGGGGAGGTCAATAAAGACCGTTCTCCTTATGCCAGTAAACATGCCATTCGTGATGTGCGTGCGCGCCGCCAGGCAAATCTGGAATTTCTTAAATCGTGTGACCTTGAAAACAGGGAAACCGGCGAGCGCATCGACCTTATCAGTAAGGTGATGAGCAGTATTTCTAATCCTGAAATTCGCCGGATGGAGCTGATGAACACCATTGCCGGTATTGAGCGTTACGCCGCTGCAGAGGGTGATGTGGGGATGTTTATCACGCTGACCGCGCCGTCAAAGTATCACCCGACACGTCAGGTCGGAAAAGGCGAAAGTAAAACCGTCCAGCTTAATCACGGCTGGAATGATGAGGCATTTAATCCAAAGGATGCGCAGCGATATCTCTGCCATATCTGGAGCCTGATGCGCACGGCATTCAAGGATAATGATTTACAGGTCTACGGTTTGCGAGTCGTCGAGCCACACCACGACGGAACGCCGCACTGGCATATGATGCTTTTTTGTAATCCACGCCAGCGTAACCAGATTATCGAAATCATGCGTCGCTATGCGCTCAAAGAGGATGGCGACGAAAGAGGAGCCGCGCGAAACCGTTTTCAGGCAAAACACCTTAACCGGGGCGGTGCTGCGGGGTATATCGCGAAATACATCTCAAAAAATATCGACGGCTATGCACTGGATGGTCAGCTCGATAACGATACCGGCAGACCGCTGAAAGACACTGCCGCGGCTGTTACCGCATGGGCGTCAACGTGGCGCATTCCGCAATTTAAAACGGTTGGCCTGCCGACAATGGGGGCTTACCGTGAACTACGCAAATTGCCTCGCGGCGTCAGCATTGCTGATGAGTTTGACGAACGCGTCGAGGCTGCACGCGCTGCCGCAGACAGTGGCGATTTTGCGCTGTATATCAGCGCGCAAGGTGGGGCAAATGTCCCGCGCGATTGTCAGACTGTCAGGGTTGCCCGTAGCCCGTCGGATGACGTTAACGAGTATGAGGAAGAAGTCGAGAGAGTGGTCGGCATTTACGCGCCTCATCTCGGCGCGCGTCATATTCATATCACCAGAACGACGGACTGGCGCATTGTGCCGAAAGTGCCAGTCGTTGAGCCTTTGACTTTAAAAAGCGGCATCGCCGCGCCTCGGAGTCCTGTCAATAACTGTGGAAAGCTCACCGGTGGTGATACTTCGTTACCGGCTCCCACACCTTCTGAACACGCCGCAGCAGTGCTTAATCTGGTTGATGACGGTGTTATCGAATGGAATGACCCGGAGGTCGTGAGGGCGCTCAGGGGCGCATTAAAATACGGGCTGAGAACACCAAATCGTCAGCAGAGAAACGGAAGCCCGTTAAAACCACATGAAATTGCACCATCGGCCAGACTGACCCGGTCGGAAAGAATGCAAATTACCCGTATCCGCGTTGACCTTGCTCAGAACGGTATCAGGCCGCAGCGATGGGAGCTTGAGGCGCTGGCGCGTGGCGCGACCGTAAATTATGACGGGAAACCTTTCACTTATCAGGTCGCTGATGATTGGCCGGGATTTTTGTTACCCATTTGAGTAAAAATACAGCGTGATTTTATATGTCTTTGAATGGATTATGCGAAGCACCTCTAAGGTAGATGAGGAGCAATAGTGTGTTGAATCAGAAGGCTAAATTGTATTGAATCGTTAGCATGTAATTGAAGGCAGCTATTTGATTCGAGTCATAAAAGAGCATCTATTTCGGTTAATAAAACCATTGCGAGTGACTTTATGTCGAAGCATAATTCATCTCGAGCGAAGTCTTGCTAGTCTTTCATCGGATTGATGACGGGCGCAAAAAAACCACCCTGGCAGGTGGTTTTTTTGTTTGAAGCATACTAAAGAAAAATACTTACATGGATATTACTGACGTTTACTGACAAACCACTCGGACTACCATATGGATAGCCAAAGAGGGCCAGAACGAGAATGCAGTAATAGCACTTCTTCATATCGCCTCCTGTAAGCAGAGGGCAATTTCCGCCGATATATGCGCTTCTAAGGCGGAGTGACTATTGAGCGAAGTCTTGCCCTGAAATAATGCTCTGTTTAAACGCAAAGTGATCTGGCATATCACTGAACAGAGAACCTGAACAACACAACATATAGTATGTCGTTGTTTCTGGTTGCATTTTATGTTGTGTAATACTGGTTTTGCATCAAGGATGTTTGAGCTTTTTTTGATATAGCTCAAAGTAAAAAGCAGAGACTACGGATGATAAGGTCTTGAAAGCAATGTAAATTTTTTAAAGTTGTGAGTGGCTAGAAATGCACAGTTTCAATATGGCGGATTTAAACAAGTAATTAAAAATAGCGCCATAAATTCCAATAAAATCATTATGTTGCGTTTTCTGTGGAAACTGCGGTGACTCTGAAATTTTCTTTTAGTGTCGCTGAGGTTTAACAACTCGCTGCGCAAGTAGTTAGTGTTTTTTTAACTCAATATCCTGATTTATAAGGTTTTTTATAAATCGTTGGCTGATTGCGCGTATTCATCTCGTGTTATCAGCAAAGATAAGCGCTATATGCAAAACTGAATGCATATATGATGTCGAAAATGTTATGGGAAAACGTGGATTAGTGTTATAGTAATGGCTGAAAAACAGCATTGACATAAAATAACAACTGTGATATGGCTGTGCATACTTAACTTTTTTAACGTAGGAGGCAACCATGAGCTATGCAGCTAAAAAACTGCTTGACCGCTATTGGGATCGCCGACTACCTGTCGATCCGTTTAAGCTTGCTAAAGCGTGGGGTGCTCGTGTTGAAGCACTTGAGGAATCGGCTTATAACAACGATGGGTTAAGCGGTCTGGCTGTCATCAAAAAGGGTGTCCATAGGATTTATTTTGATTCTAGTGAACATTCTAATCGTCAACGTTTTACTGTTGCACACGAGTTAGGTCATCATGTGCTGGGGCATACCCAGGACGGAGAGTACCATCGGGATAATGTCGGGAATTATTCAACAGGTGCTCGTGATTACCGTGAGGTTGAAGCAAACAAGTTTGCTGCTGAGTTGTTAATGCCTGAGTCTGCTATACGTCAATTGGTATCCAGAGAAGGTATTGATAGCACTTTGAGATTAGCAAGCATCTTTAATGTATCAGAAGCCGCTATGCATTGGCGCTTAAAGAGCTTAGGAATGGCTTATTAATTAGCCTTTAACTTTTAACCTGTTTAAAATCACCTTTACGTTTGTACATGTAAGGGTGATTTTTTTATGGCTGATATTGATTTATCTGGACAGTCCCCAGAGCAAGGAACCACTCCTAAGGGCGATTTAGATCCTGATATCCTTATAAGGCGAGATCGACGCGATGGTATAGAGCGTAGAAGTATGCGATTAGTGCTCTCTGCCGTTGTGCTTTGTTTTGCTTGTACATTTCTATGGCAGGGGCTTAACTTTGCTTTGGCTGTTGGAAATGGCTTGCTGGAAGCGAAAAGCAGTATTGCCACAGCGATAACACAAAAAGTAGATGCACAAACTTGTGTTTCAGCAGAAAAATGTTCTGCTTTATCTGCGGATCCGAAGATGGCTGATGAGAGGATAACACCATCTTCAGACACTAATAAAGTTAGAAAATCTATTTCTGGTTTATCCACCGATTGGTTATCGGCCAGTTCTCTAATAGCTATTGTTGCATTCATCCTTGGTGTGGGTTTAACTTTGCTTTTGACTCTTCTTAAATCAGCATTTCAACACCCGACAGATAAAGACTTTAGAACAAAGTCGACATCTAATACTATTGAGTTGGCCACGCCAATCAGTGAATTAATAATTGGTGTTCTGAATATAATTAAAGACAAACTATCTAAGTAAAGCATTAGTTGTGATTTTTTATTGGTTTTAGTGATAATACATCTCCAGTACTTATTGCTACTGGAGAGTATTTTTAGTCGTTTTATATTTTTAATGTTAGTGAATGATATTCACGAGAGTTCACGTTCGATGTGATGTAATCGGGGGCGTTAACACCAAGAATCGCAACGAGCAATCGGCAAATTAAAGCCTGCATTTGTTGTAATATGTCATCTCCATATTGATAATTGTTAATAGTGGTAAAGCCAAGTGGTTGACCATGAAACATAGCTTCATGAAAGTTTTCATTGCGGATGTTTGTAATGTTTTTTTTGCCTGTAACCCATGATGGTCGTGGTATGCCATAAGTTTTGCAGATCCACTTCAAGCGCCTGGAGTGATTTAGAGTCTTTTCTGTACACTTGTTCTTTTCTGCCCATGTTAAAGCAAAGCAACTATCCAGTGCCATATAAAGATACTGGAATTTTTCGAAGCTAAGGTATTGTGGGTTTTGGGATAAAAATAGTGCATGCACTATTGCTGCTATATTTATTGGTGCGTGTTTGGTTTTTTTCTCGCTAGACATGTATTTGAGTGCTAATTCTATAACCTCTTTTTCAGAGCACTTGACCAGAATAAAGTCAGTTAATTTGCTGGGTTTTATTGGGGTTGCGTCTAAAAAACCGGCATCAGTAGTTGTTAATCTTATCCCTTTGAAAAAAGACAGACACCACACAGCAAAATTGAGAGTTTCTAGTGAAGATGTATTTTTTAATTTTAGTGAGTGTGTTTTGGGTAAGCCAAATACTCGTTGGCTAAAAGGCATTGTGGATATGCCTCCATTGAGGTTATATACTTCTTGGTTTCCTGGGTATATCCAACCGTTAATAACATTTCTGTGATTGTTTATAAGATTTGTTTTTTCCGCTAGACCGGGTAAAGTAAGTAAAGAAAAATCATCAGTTTCAACGTTAACCTCTACTGGATAGTATCCAAACTCAGCTTCAATATCATTGGATTGCTGTTCGTCAACTTTACCTTGCATACATTGCTCCGGTCAAAAATAGGCTCGATAATTCTCGTAAGCCTATCATGTTCGCAAAGTATCCATACCTGTGGATTTTGTAAATTTAAGTTGATTTGTCATTAAATAAGCCGTGCATGCAACAAGTGAATGTTTTTGCATGCGTCGGGGATGCCCGTTCCGGCTGCTTGCGGTCAGAGCTGGTGCGGATCCATAGTATCTAAGCAACTGCATTAAAACCGCCCTATGAAGCGGGCGGGCGAGGCGGGGAAAGCACTGCGCGCTGGCGGTGGTGCTGATTTTATTTTTTCAGCGTCTGAGCGCGTCGTGAAGGCGCTTAGTCTGCCCGTTGAGGCGTTGGTGTGTCTGCGGGGTGTTTTGTGCGGTGGTGAGCGTGTGAGGGCGTGATGACGGGGTGTAAAAAAGCCGCCCGCAGGCGGCGATGTTCAGCCGTTGTCAGTGTCCAGTGAGTAGTTTTTAAAGCGGATGACCTCCTGACCGAGCCAGCCGTTTATCTCGCGGATCCTGTCCTGTAGCGGGATAAGCTCATTGCGGACAAAGACCTTTGCCACTTTCTCAATATCACCCAGCGACCCGACGTTCTCCGGCTTGCCGCCCATCAACTGAAAGGGGATGCGGTGCGCGTCCAGCAGGTCAGCGGCGCTGGCTTTTTTGATATTAAAAAAATCGTCCTTCGTCGCCACTTCACTGAGCGGGATAATTTTAATGCCGTCGGCTTTCCCCTGCGGGGCATAGAGAAACAGGTTTTTAAAGTTGTTGCGGCCTTTCGACTTCACCATGTTTTCGCGGAGCACTTCGATATCGTTGCGATCCTGCACGGCATCGGTGACGTACATGATGTATCCGGCATGTGCGCCGTTTTCGTAATACTTGCGGCGGAACAGCGTGGCCGACTCATTCAGCCAGGCAGAGTTAAGGGCGCTGAGATATTCCGGCAGGCCGTACAGCTCCTGATTAATATCCGGCTCCAGCAGGTGAAACACGGAGCCGGGCGTGAAGGCTGTCGGCTCGTTGAAGGACGGCACCCACCAGTAAACATCCTCCTCCACGCCACGACGGGTATATTTGGCCGGTGAGGTTTCCAGTCTGATGACCTTACCGGTGGTGCTGTAACGCTTTTCCAGAAACGCATTACCGAACACCAGAAAATCCAGCACAAAGCGGCTGAAATCCTGCTGGGAAAGCCACGGATGCGGGATAAATGTCGAGGCCAGAATATTACGTTTGACGTAAATCGGGGAGCTGTGATGCACGGCAGCACGCAGGCTTTTTGCCAGACCGGTAAAGCTGATTGGTGGCTCATACCATCTGCCGTTACTGATGCACTCGACGTAATCCAGAATGTCACGGCGGTCGAGTACCGGCACCGGCTCACCAAAGGTGAATGCCTCCATTTTCGGGGCGCTGGCGGTCATTTTTTTTGCCGCAGGTTGCGGTGTTTTCCCTTTTTTCTTGCTCATCAGTAAAACTCCAGAATGGTGGATGTCAGCGGGGTGCTGATACCGGCGGTGAGTGGCTCATTTAACAGGGCGTGCATGGTCGCCCAGGCGAGGTCGGCGTGGCTGGCTTCCTCGCTGCGGCTGGCCTCATAGGTGGCGCTGCGTCCGCTGCTGGTCATGGTCTTGCGGATAGCCATAAACGAGCTGGTGATGTCGGTGGCGCTGACGTCATATTCCAGACAGCCACGACGGATAACGTCTTTTGCCTTGAGCACCATTGCGGTTTTCATTTCCGGTGTGTAGCGGATATCGCGCGCGGCGGGATAGAACGAGCGCACGAGCTGGAACACGCCGACACCGAGGCCGGTGGCATCAATACCGATGTATTCGACGTTATATTTTTCGGTGAGTTTGCGGATGGATTCAGCCTGGGTGGCAAAGTCCATGCCTTTCCACTGGTGACTCTCAAGTATTCTGAATTTGCCTCCGGCCACTACCGGCGGTGCCAGTACCACGCATCCGGCGCTGTCGCCACGGTGTGACGGGTCGTAACCAATCCAGACCGGGCGGGAGCCGAACGGATTCGCGGCAAACGGCGCATAGTCTTCCCATTCTTCCAGCGTGTCGACCATGCAGCGTTGCAGCTCCTCGAACGGGAACACCGACGCCTTGTCGTCAACAAATTCACACATGAACAGGTTTTTAAAATCGTCGGCGCTGTTTTCGCGTTTAAGCTGCTCAATGTCGAACAGCGTGCAGCCACCTTTCAGGGCGTCCTCAATGGTGACAATCTGCCGCCACTGGCCGTCCGCACAGAGAAGCCCACCGGCAAGGGCGTTATGACTGACGTCGATTTCCACACGTTCGGCGGCGCTGGCGCGTCCCCGGTTGAACAGTTCACCCGACCAGAACGGGTAGGCGTCGTGCGCCAGCGTGGACGGGGTGGAGAAATAGGTCGAGCGCAGGTGACTCTGTGAGGCCATACCTGATGCCACCTTACGCAGTACCTGAAAATTCGGGATCCAGAAAATCTCGTCGACGTACAGGTCACCGTTATGGCTCTGTGCGGTGTTGGAGTTGGTGCCGAGAAAAATCAGTTTTGCGCCGTTATTGCCCAGGACAATCGGGTCACCGGTCAGGTCAACGTCAACCAGCCGGGCAAAGGCGATGATGTATTCGCGGAACACATACGCCTGCGTTTTACTGGCCGACAGAAAAATCTGGTTATGACCGGTTTTCAGGGCGCGCAGCAGCGCCTCGCGGGAAAAATAAAACGTTGCGCCAATCTGGCGGGATTTCAGGATATCGCGGATGCGGTGCTCAAGCCCGGCGCGATACCAGTGCAACTGATATTCGAAAGACTGCTCAAAGAAAATCTGCTCCAGCTTTTCGATGGCCTCGTCACTGAAAAAATTCTTTTTCGGTTTGCGACGCCCGCCTTTGTTGCGGTTAGCGACGTTCGGATTAAGGTCTGCCTCGTTGCCGGTCTGGCTGTAGCGGTTTACCCGTGCCAGTCGTTCAATCTGGCGTCCGAGCAGGTCAATTTCCTTGAAGTCACCGCCGGTTTTCTGCGGTTTGATGATGAGCTGGGTCAGCCGCGCTTCCAGGCTCATTTCGACACGGCTGATGGGGGCAACACTGTCCCAGCCGTCGCGCTGTTTCCAGCTCTGCACCGTCGGGCGTTTCATCTGCAACATGGCGGCAATCTGCGGCACGGAAAAACCCTGCCAGTACAGCAGCGCCGCCTGACGACGCGGGTCGTGTAAAAGAGTGGTGTCTGTGGTGATGGTCATGAATACCTCGCCGTGATGAATACACGGCAAGGCTACTGAGTCGCGACCTGCGATTCGCTAAGGTGCTGTTGTGTCAGTGATAAGCCATCCGGGACTGATGGCGGAGGATGCGCATCGTCGGGAAACTGATGCCGACATGTGACTCCTCTAATCACTATTCAGGACTCCTGACAATGGCAAAAAAAGTCTCAAAATTCTTTCGTATCGGCGTTGAGGGTGACACCTGTGACGGGCGTGTCATCAGTGCGCAGGATATTCAGGAAATGGCCGAAACCTTTGACCCGCGTGTCTATGGTTGCCGCATTAACCTGGAACATCTGCGTGGCATCCTGCCTGACGGTATTTTTAAGCGTTATGGCGATGTGGTCGAACTGAAGGCCGAAAAGATTGACGACGATTCGGCGCTGAAAGGCAAATGGGCGCTGTTTGCGAAAATCACCCCGACCGATGACCTTATCGCGATGAACAAGGCCGCGCAGAAGGTCTACACCTCAATGGAAATTCAGCCGAACTTTGCCAATACCGGCAAATGTTATCTGGTGGGTCTGGCCGTCACCGATGACCCGGCAAGCCTCGGCACGGAATACCTGGAATTCTGCCGCACGGCAAAACACAACCCTCTGAACCGCTTCAAATTAAGCCCTGAAAACCTGATTTCAGTGGCAACGCCCGTTGAGCTGGAATTTGAAGACCTGCCTGAAACCGTGTTCACCGCCCTGACCGAAAAGGTGAAATCCATTTTTGGCCGCAAACAGGCCAGCGATGACGCCCGTCTGAATGACGTGCATGAAGCGGTGACCGCTGTTGCTGAACATGTGCAGGAAAAACTGAGCACCACTGAGCAGCGCCTCGCTGAGATGGAAAACGCCTTTTCCGCACTTAAGCAGGATGTGACTGACAGGGCGGATGAAACCAGCCAGGCATTCACCCGCCTGAAAAACAGTCTCGACCACACCGAAAGTCTGACCCAGCAGCGCCGCAGTAAAGCCACCGGCGGTGGCGGTGACGCCCTGATGACGAACTGCTGACC